TCAGCCCTTGGGTGGACATCCGGTCGATTGAGGCTGAGGCGTCTTCGGTGATGGAGCAGAACCCGGCTGAGGCTGAGCGGTTCTTCGGTAACCGGATTGTGGCTGGTTCGCGGTCTTGGCTGCAGCCGGCGCAGTGGGAGGCCAGGAAGGCTCAGTTCACGGTGAAGCCGCGCACGAAGGTCTGTGCGGGGTTCGACGGTTCGGAAACGAACGACATGACCGGGATCCGGTTGGAGACTCTGGACTTCCAGCAGTTCACGCCCACCTATTTCGATGGCAAGCGTCAGACGATTTGGGACCCGCGGGAGCATGAGGGCCGTGTGCCGCGCCCGGAGATTCACCGGGCATGGGAGGACATCAACAACCAGTTCGAGCTTGTGCGCGTCTACTGTGACCCGTTCAAGTTCGAGACGGAGCTTGATGAGTGGAAAGCCAAGTACGGGGACACTGTGTTCTTCGAGTGGCGGACTAACCGTATCTCTCAGATGCACGCCTCTCTTGAGCGGTTCAAGACGGACATCATCGAGCCGGATTCCAAGTTCGAGCATGACGGCTGCCTGACCACTTCGGTTCATATCCGGAATGCGGTGGAGCGGGCCCGCCCGGGTCAGAAGTACATCCTGGGCAAGGCCACTGAGACGCAGAAGATCGACCTTGCTATGTCGGCCACGCTCGCCCATGAGGCGGCGGCTGACGCGGTTGCCAATGGTGACCGGAACATCATCGACACCACAACTTACGCCTGGCTTTAGGCGGGATTGGAGACGGCATGGACGCGAATGAGGCGCTGCGTCTTGTGAACCGGATCCATTCAAGGATTGTGGGGCGCCGGGCTGAGATTGAGAAGCACGAGCGGTACTACTTGGGGGATCAGAACCTCACGTATGCGACTGCTGAGTGGTTGAAGGCGAACGCTGCCCGGTACTCGATGTTTTCTGACAACTGGTGCGCTCCGGTGTCGAACGCGATTGGTGAGCGTGTTGAGGTCACGGGCATCAAGTTCCGGGACAACGACGATTCAGCGAATGCCCTGTGGGATGACTGGCTCCGCAATGAGATGGAGATGCAGTCTTCCCAGGGGTTCTTGACGTCGTTCAACGCGAAGCGGTCTTTCGTGATCGTGTGGGGCTCCGAGGATGACATCCCTGTGGTGTCTTGGGAGCATCCGTCGAACGTTGAGATTGAGTATGAGTGGGGGATGCTCGGCCGTCAGCGTAAGGCTGCGTTGAAGACGTGGGTTGACGAGGACACTGAGTACGCGACTCTGTATACGGCGGATGAGGTCTTCAAGTTCTCCCGGAAGCTGTCTCTGACTGCGGATCAGCGTGCGGCCCAGTCTTTGCAGGCTAAGGGCGGCAACGAGGACGGCGGCTGGGAGCCTATCGAGGTCCTGGGCGAGGTTTGGCCGCTGCGGAACCCGCTGGGCGTGGTTCCTGTGGTTGAGGTACCGAACCGTCCGATTCTTGGCGGTGAGCCTGTTTCTGAGGTTGCCCAGGTCATTCCGCTGCAGGATGCCATCAACATTCTGTGGGCGTATGCGATGTACGCAGGGGACTACGCCTCGATGCCGGCGCGTGTGCTGCTGAACGTGAACCCTCCCATGCGGAAGGTGCTGGACGCCTCCGGTAAGCACATCGGGGACGCTCCGGTGACCATGAAGGAGCTCAACGAGTCCCGGTTTGCCGTGTTCAATGGCGGGCCCGGTACGGACGCGAAGATCGACTCTTGGCCGGCCGCGAAGCTGGATGTGTTCACGGACGTCATTGAGATTGCTGTGGGGCATATCGCGGCGCAGACCCGCACCCCGCCGCATTACCTTGTGTCGAACAAGGGCCTGTCGAACTTGGCTGCTGATGCGCTCAAGGCAGCGGAAATCGGTCTGGTGAAGAAGACGCAGGAGTTCCAGAAGTTCGCTACGCCGGCCATCCGGGAAGTGTTCCGGCTCATGGCTCTCGTGAAGAACGACTCCGCGCAGGCTGAGAAGGTCCGCTTGGCGACTATCGCCTGGCAGAACCCGGAGATGCGGTCCGAGGCCCAAATGTCTGACGCGCTGGTGAAGAAGAAGACCATCGGGTACCCGCGACGGTACCTGTTCGAGCTTGACGGTATCGCGCCGACTGAGATTGACCGGATCACGGACATGATCAAGGACGAAGAGGCCGAAGCGCGGGCTGCTGCTATCCGGGAGGCTGAGGATTTTGAGCAATCTCGCGGAGATAGCGGAGAGGCACCAAATACGGCGCCTGACTACAGCGAACAAGGTCAGCTCTGAGATTGAGCGGTTGTGGCGGCGGGTCGATTACGGTAACGTAGCGGCCTCCGTCGCGGCTGTGTCGGCCCCGTTGCTGCAGATGTTGGTGAATGCCCAAGAGGCTGTTGCGAAGCAGTCAGGGCCTTACATGGCGGCTGTGGATGACCATTACGGGGTTGAGTCGGACGCGCGGATCCATCCGGAAGCGTTCGCGGGGATGACTCAGGACGGTGTGGGGCTCGATTCCGCGGTCCTGTACTCGTCCCAGGTGATGTTCGACCAGATGGCCCGTGGCCTTGGCCCGGATCAGGTGTTGACGGCGGGGAAGACGTTCGTGCAGCAGGTTGGACGGACGGCGGTGATGGATGCCGGGCGGGAGGCTGACCGGGTACAGATGTTCGCCCGGCCGCAGTACAAACGGTGGGTACGTCAGATTGGGCCTGGTGCCTGTTCTCGATGTATCCAGTTAGCGGGTATCGAGTCATGGCAGGTGGCTTTCGCCCGGCACCCGAACTGCCATTGCATTGCTGTGCCGGCTGGGGAGACGTTCAAGGGCGCGATTGAGACGAGCCCGAAAGCGTATTTCGATCAGTTGTCGAAGGCTGAGCAGGATAAGCGGTTCACGAAGGCCGGCGCTGAGGTTATCCGGCAGGGCGCGGACCTGCAGCGCGTGGTGAACGCCCGTCGTGGTGCTTTGGGGATCAAGTACGGGCCCCGGATCATCCCGGAGCCGGGGAAGCGCATCATGCAGCCCCGGAACATCGGCAGTATGGATCAGCCCATTTGGGTGTACGAGACGGTGGAGCTCACAGGGAAGCGTGCGCGGCGGACGTATTCGTACGGGACGCTGGACCGGCGCCTGCCCCAGGGTACCCGCCTGATGCCTGAGACGATCCTTAAAATCGCCCGCGGTGACCGGGCCCGCCTCACTGAGTTGCTGGGCCATTACGGATACCTCGCATAAGACCCCGCGCGACGGCGGGTAGACCGTCGCTCCGCTGGGCCGGGAAGGACTGCAGAAACTTCCCGGTCTGGCACTACGGAATCCCGAATGCTGGCGGGTAGACCAGCATGCACAAGTGAATACGCGCGGCCAGCAGGAGGCTGGATTGATCAGGGTGGTTCGATTCCACCCCCGCGCACGAGGGGTAGGGACGCTTAGGCGGACTTGCCGCGTTGCGGGAAGGTACACCCCGCAAACGTCTCGCCCCTTTCACATGGCGATATAGGCGATTGGGTAGCCAAGTGTCTGCAAAACACTGCAAGCCGGTTCGATTCCGGCTATCGCTTCTGGCCGGGAACGCACGTCGGGCAACTTCCGCAGACCGCGACCATAGCAAGTACCGGCCCACCTTTTCCCGTCCCTGTTGGGGCGGGTATCGCGGCGTGATGCCGCAATGTCCCACCCAACTAGGAGTGATTCCGCAATGCCTGACACAGAGAACGAGAACCAGGACCAGTCCAGTACGGACGAAAGCCAGTCTCAGTCGAGCGTGACGCCCGACAACACCGAGGACTCCACCGCTGGTGATCAGCAAGAGTCCACCCAGCCGACCTCTGATGACATCGCCAAGCTGAAAGCCGCCCTCGCAAAAGAGCGCGCTGCCGGTAAGAACGCTGCCAAGGAGCTCGCCGCCTTGAAGGCTGCGCAGGAAGCGCAGAACAAGACTCCCGAAGAACAAGCACTTGAAGCGGCTCGCCGTGAAGGTGAGACTGCCGCCGAGAAGCGGGCCAATGAGCGTCTGGTGAAAGCCGAACTCAAGGCCGCTGCGAAGGGCAAGTTCAAGAACCTGGCTGACGCGCTTGTGTTCATCGATGTGTCTTCCATCGAGGTAGGCGACGACGGCGAAGTGGACACGGATGCCCTCGACACCGCTATCACAACGGTCCTCACTGAGCGCCCCTACCTTGCAGTAGAGGCAGTGGAA